AGAGAATTAAGATTAGATGGTATAGTGTACAAGTCAGATGTAGTAGAAATTAATTTAAAGACTGTAAGAGAAGATTACAGACGATCACTATCATATTGCAAACACAAAGATCAATTAATAACAAAATATCAGATTTATAACTATTTGATTAACAGATGTAATAAAACAATATCTTTATTGAACGCTTTATTTTTGGACGTAACAGAATTAGAAGTAGAAGTTACGTTATTAAGATGTGAGTATGAACAATTAATTGATGAATTAAAATGCTTTTATTATGACCACGTCTTATGCACTAAGGAATGTCCTGATTTTGGATATTGCACACAATCTGTAAAGGAGGTGAAATAATGGTAAAAGTAAAGAAATTAATTTTTAATCGATCTGGAAAGTATTATGGAATCAAAGTATGTATCCCAAATGAATGGGCATCATTTTTGAACATTACTCCAGAAGACCCAAAAGTAATCATGGAACTTAGAGAAAACAGCATAATAATAAGGAAGGGTGAATAATCTTGGCAACTAGAAGACAGAATAAAAAAGTATCTGCTACTGTTAAGGCATACCGAAAAGAAAGATCAAGAGTATTAGCAACAGTAAGAAGATATGAGAAACAGGGTTTATATGTTGATTTTGTAGTACCTAATATACCAAAAAGAATCACTCAAGCATCAGTGAGAAGACTAGCAAAAATAACACCAAAGAAAATACAATCTAAAACATATCAACTAAATGAATTTGGAGAAGTAGAAGCATCATTTTATCAGTTTAAAAAGAAACAAAGAGAAAAGACAAAAATAAAACCGTTAGATTTATACGATGAAATGCCCCGAGAATCATATATGGTAATAGCCAATTTTAGAGGTTATGTGAATCAGTTTAATGAGTGGGCAAGAGGTATAATAAACTTATGGTTAGATAATTTGCTTTTTAAACACACAGAAGACGAAGTTGCCGGAATGATACAAAAGGCAGGTGAATATGGAGAACTTATAAATTATAAGGTAGTTTATACAGAGAAACTTTTTAATGCCTTGGCATCTATGATGGATTTTATGGAACTTGGCCCTATTGAAAGAGAAAGTATGATAGAAGCGTTAGAATATGAGGAGAATTACGAAGTATGAATATAGAGAGTTGGAGTGTAGTTGATGAAGTGCGGATTAAAAAATTTAATTATTATGCGTGTGATTTTGAGACAACTGTTTTTGATGGTCAAACCTTTACAGAAGTGTGGTCTGCTTGTTACGTTAAATTATATGACGATGCTGAACCTATAATAAGAGGTAGCATAGAGGACTTTTTTATTGATATGTTTAACTTGTCTGGTAACAATATATTATATTTCCACAATTTAAAATTTGATGGATCCTTTATAATTGACTATCTATTAAGAGAGCATTATGTTTTTAACAGGGTACCTGAAAAGGATATGGAAAACAATCAATTTAAAACGTCTATATCAGAAATGGGTCAATGGTATAACATAATTATAAAAAAGAATAACAAGGTAATAGAGATCAGAGACTCATTAAAGTTATTGCCCTTTAGTTTGGACAGAATTGGTAAATCTTTTGGGACTACTCATAAAAAATTGGAAATGGAGTATAAAGGTTACAGGTATAAAAATTGCCCTATAACACCAGAAGAAAAAGAGTACATAAAAAATGATGTTTTAGTTTTAAAAGAAGCCTTGGAAATTATGTTTGATGAGGGGCACAACTCAATAACGATTGGTAGTTGTTGCTTAAAAGAATTTAAGTCATTTTATGATAAAACTGATTATAATAATCTTTTCCCAAATTTGTACGAAATAGAAATTGACGGAAAATACTGTCAAGAGAACGCAGGAGAATATATCAGAAAAAGTTACAAAGGAGGTTACTGTTATCTAAAACCCTCATGCGCAAACAAAATAATAAAGGGAGGACTAACATTAGACGTTAACTCTCTATATCCCAGTATGATGCACTCCATAAGTGGTAATTATTATCCAGTGGGTAAACCAAAATTTTTAGACAATTACCATGAGTTTAAAGAAAAGGTTGAAAAGGCTGATAATTTTTTATATTTTGTACGTTTTGAATGCAGATTTGAGATAAAACAGAATTATCTGCCAACTGTACAAATAAAAGGAAATATGCTATACAAGGGAAACGAATATTTAACAACGTCTGATATTTTTTATAAAGGACAATATCATAGATATTATCTTGATCTTGAGGGAAACGCAAAAGAAGCAAGAGTAATACTTACAATGACAAAACCAGATTTTGAAACATTTTTTGAACATTACAATGTCTATGATTTTAAGTTTTTAGACTGCTGTTATTTTTGGACGCAGAAGGGTATTTTTGATGAGTATATTGACAAGTACCGCAAAATAAAAATGACATCAAAGGGTGCAAAAAGAGAGTTAGCAAAATTATATTTAAACAATCTATATGGTAAAGAATCCGCAAGCACAGACAGCAGTTATAAAATACCGTATCTTAACCCGGATAAAGATTGTCTATCTTTTGATCTTGTGGAAGAAAAAGAAAAAACTCCTGGATATATTGCGATAGGTAGTTACATAACATCATATGCGCGCAATTTTACAATAAAATCCGCTCAAAAAAATTATGACAATTTTATATACTCTGATACGGACTCGATACACTTAACTACATGTACCCCAAAATCGGTACGAATACACGACAAGAATTTTTGCTGTTGGAAAAAAGAGTCAGAATGGGATAAGGCAATATTTGTGCGTCAAAAAACTTATATAGAGAGAGTTATCAAAGAAGAAAAAGCGTGCAAGCCAAAAATAGAAATAAAATGCGCAGGGATGCCGGAACGTGCAAAGCAAAATTTTTTGGCTGAGTATAAAATGGAGGATTTTAAAATAGGCCTGCGCGTAAAGGGTGCATTAAAACCAAAAAGGATCAGAGGAGGAATAGTCTTGATAGATAATTATTACGAAATGCGTAAATAATATTGACATATTGTAATTAATATGGTACATTATAATTGTAGCAAGAATACTGTCAAAAATAAGAAAAGGAGAACAAAAAATGAAAAAAATCACAAGAACAGTAATCACTCACTCCATAACTTTTGCGGAAGTTAATGGAACAAATCTTGAAATTTTTGAAACAAGAGAAATGTCAGAAACACCGGGAACAAGGTTTTTATCTGCATTATCAAAAGAGAGAAAGAAACAGGTGGTAGTAGTGTCAGATGTGCCGATCGAAAAGAAATACTCAATGACAGTAGACAAATTTATCGAAAACGCAGAACTCGAAGAAGTGCAGGAATATTAAATGATTCGAACAGCAGAAGTCAAAACTAAATTATAATTAAGATAGCAAAAAATAGGAGGAATAACAATGGGAGAAACAAACAAAACATATAGCGCAAAATTAGTAAGCGCAACAAGAGAATTATCAGCAAAGGAAAGAGTAGCTGTGAAAATGTTTATCGGTGCAGAGCAGTTAGACGAATTGACTCAGCGTGACGAAAATGGAGTTTTAATAGACATTGATTATGTCGCGGTGGTGGAAGTTTACAATGAAAAAAGCGATAACAAGAACTATAACAAATACGTTTACGTTGACAAAGACGGCACCATGTATATTTCCGGATCAGAAACTCTTTACAGAACATATGGGGAAATAGCGGAAGAAATGGAAGGCGAACAGGAACCTTGGTCTATCAAAGTAATTAGGATGGAGTCAACAAACTATAAAGGTAAAGATTTTTTAACTTGCATGTTAGTATAGATTATTGAGGGGGTGGAAACACCCCCAAAATAAGGAGAAAAAATATGTACTATGATGGAACGAAATTATTATCACTAAAGGATGCTGATGGAAACAAACCAGAGATTTATCTTTGTGTTGGAAATCGTACAGCAGGGAAGACAGTCTTTTTTAAAAGACTTTGTTTAAACAACTTTATACAGGGTAAAGGCAAATTTGTACTTTTGTACAGATTTAATTATGAACTGTCCTCATGTGCTGATATGTTTTTCAGGGACATAAGACCTTTATTTTTTGAAAATGGAGAACTCACAGCAAGACCTGTTGCAAAAGGACTTTTTTACGAATTGTATTACAATGAGAAAAGCTGTGGTTTTGCTATTGCCTTAAGTAATGCTGACCCTTTAAAAAAATACTCTTCTTATTTTAACGAGGTGGAAAACGTGTTTCTGGATGAGTTTCAATCTGAAACAAATCATTACTGTCCAGATGAGATTCGTAAATTTCAGTCAATCCACGTTACTATAGCTAGAGGAAAAGGAAAGCAATACAGATATGTACGCACAATATTAGCATCAAACAGCGTGACTATGTTAAACCCGTATTATAAGTCAATGGGTATACATAAAATGTTGCGAAATGACACAAAATTTTTGCGTGGGCATGGCTGGGTGATGGAACAAACGTTTAATGAGAGTGCAAGTAAATCCCTGTCAAGTTCTGGATTTTCAAAGGCTTTTGACGATGGATATTCTGATTATGCTTCTCAAAATGTTTATCTTAATGACAACGAAACTTTTATAGAACACATAAAAGGTAAATGTCGTTATATAGCAACTATAAAACACGGACAAAAGTATTATGCAATTAGAGAATTTTTTGAAGATGGAATTGTATACGTTAACGATAGCCCAGATATGACATATCCAGTAAAGTTAACTTTTAAGGCAGACGACCATGAGCAAAATGCATTAATGGTAAACAAGTCAACTTTTGTAATGCAGTATTTACGCAAAGTTTTTGATCATGGGCAATTAAGGTTTAATAACTTAGACAGCAAGAATATTATTTTTGATATTTTATCCATATAGGTATCTTTTGGCAACGCTGATACTTACTGTGATGGGGTAGCACGGGTTAAAAACCGCCTGTCAAGTTGACCGTTTTGCTAACGTGATTTATCAGGCTTGTCAATTTCAGATACACAAGGGGCGGATTTCGATCCGTCCTTTTTTAATGTTTCACGTGAAACATTTTTGGTACAAAAGTCTTAACTTTCATTTTTATACGTTTTGTGTTATAATTAAAGTGAGAATAAAGAAGGGAGGGTAAGGTTATGACACCTGTGGATGTTGCCAATATGATAGGTAACTATGGGTTTCCGATTGTTTGTTGTGGCGCTATGTTTTGGTATATGATCAAAAAAGACACGCAACACAAAGAAGAATCTGAAAACATGCGAAAAGCAATCGAAAATAACACGCTAGTTATCCAACAGCTAGTGGACAATTTAAAAAAGGAGAGATAAAAAGTGGCTATTTTAACAAGGTCAGGCATGGAAAAAATATTGCGTCGCATTATGGAAAGCGGTGGAATGACAGAAGATATGGAAAGAGACGTAGAACGTCTAAAAGATGATTTTGATGAAAGAGAAGGAATCCTAAAAAGATATGGAGAAACATATGACGGAGAAGATCGTGACGAATATGATTATTCCGAGCGTGACGACATCAATGTTTACACTCCAAAGGAAGAGGAAAAAGATTGGAAACAGGAATATGACAATTTAAAAGAACGTTATATGAATCGTTTTTTCGGAACTTCTGATGTGAAAGATGAGTTTGACGATACAATGGAAGATACGAAAGAAGACGTAAAAAGAGACGGAACAGTTCAGAGTTTTGACGAATTATTAGAAAGAACGGAGGGTTAATATGCCAACTAAACCGAAAGCAACCAAAAATTTAAACGAATTAAATTCTGCCGACATTTTAAATGTAACTCGTAGTGAGATAGGCGGTACATATGCGGATCAGGTGCCAGTGGCGTTAAAAGAGGGAGATACAGTTAACGGAGCTAAAGTTACAAAAGATCAGTCTTTGCAGTCACTTAGAGGTATCGGCGATATTATCATGCAGTATCAGCCGTTACAAAACGCATTTTTAACAAACCTTGTTAATCGCATCGGGAGAGTTATTATAACATCGCGTCTTTATGAAAACCCGTGGGCTGGATTTAAAAAAGGCTTGCTGGAATACGGGGAAACTGTTGAGGAAATTTTTGTGGAAATTGCAAGACCATACCAGTTTAATCCCGAAAAAGCTGAAACCGATCTATTTAAAAGGAGAATCCCAGACGTTCAGACCGCTTTTCACACGATGAATTACCAAAAATTTTATCCTACAACTGTTAGTAATGACCAGCTTAGACAGGCATTTTTGTCATGGCAGGGAATTACAGATTTAATTGGGAGAATTATCGAGCAGTTATACACCGGCGCAAATTATGACGAGTTTTTGGTTATGAAATATCTCATTGCAAGATGCGCTCTGGACGGAAAAATATCAACAACTGTTATCCCAACTGTTACAGCGGACAACGCAAGGTCAGTAACTACCACAATGGTAGCATCTGCAAAAAATTTAAGTTACATGTCTGCTAATTATAACTATGCAGGAGTACGCACTTACACAGACCCGAGATATCTGTACACTATTTTAACAACGGAGCTGTCATCAATTTTTGACGTTGAGGTTTTGGCATTGTCATTTAACATTGACAAAGCGGAGTTGATTGGCCGGCAGATTGGGGTAGATGGTTTTGGCACTATTGACGAGGAGAGATTGCAGGAGATTTTTGCTGATGATCCTAACACGACTTATACCCCATTTACAGAGGATGAGTTAAACTCACTCAAATCTATCTCAGGATTAATGGTTGACAGTGATTGGTTTATGATCTTTGACAATTACTACAATATGACTGAGGTGTATAACCCCGAGGGGCTCTACTGGAATTATTTTTATCATGTTTGGAAAACGTTTTCCGTGTCGCCTTTTAGTAACGCGATTTTATTTACCACTATCGCCCCAGAGATTACTAACGTTACAATATCACCCACAACCGCAACAGTTGCTAAAGGTGGTACAGCAAAATTTATCGGTACAGTAGAGGGTAACGGCCTTATAAACAAAAAAGGACACTTTAGCATTCAGGGGCCAGTCACATCCGGAACAAGTATCAGCGATGACGGACTTTTAATTATCGCGACAGATGAGACAAAAACAAGCTATAATGTTTTATATGTAGCAGACGCTGACCCAACAAAAACTGCCACAGCTACAGTAACAATTACAGGATAGAGGTATATACATGGCAATCACACCACAATCACGGTTAATCTTAATTAACAATACTAGGTTAACTGATTATAAAAATCAGATGGACTTTAAAAATGCGTCAGAGCAATCTTTATATTTTTTATCCAAAAAATACAGAGAGTATAATGATTTCCAGTACTTGCGCCGAAATGGGACGATTGCGGTTCCGGAAAATTACGATAATCTTTATGGCTGTGATTATATTATGTTTCAAAACAAAAATTTTGGCTCAAAATGGTTTTACGCTTTTATACGTAACAAAGAGTACGCAAATGACGATAACACAATAATCACATTTGAGATAGACGTATTCCAAACGTGGCAATTTGACATTGAGTATTTAAAGTCATTTATTAGCCGATCTCATCAACAGCAATTTTTGTCAGACGGAACCCCGTGGTTATCAAACCTGTTTCCCGAGCAAGTTGAGTATGGGCGTGATTATGTTGTGACTCACACTGAGGTGGTCAGTTGGAATACATATTATGTATTAATGTGCTCAAGTGCTGACCTTACATCCGATTTTGGTGATACTGATAACCCCAACCTAAAATCATCAACCGGTGGCACTTTTGATAAAATGCCATCTGTGTTAGATTATTATGTAATTGATAATTTAAATGATAACCCGTCACCAAGGACTGACAGTTTACAAGCAATTTTAGCTGAGCTAAAAGATGTGCCGTGGATAACTCAGTGTATACAATCAATAACCATTGTACCTGAGGAGGTAGTTGGTAACAACTTTGAGATAGTTAACATGTCGTCAGGCAAAAAGATAGGCAGGTTGAGAGACGGTTATAAAAGCTCAAACTTTATACTAAGTAGTATAGACAATTGGTGGAGTTATTTCCCAAAATATGACAATTCCAAATTATATAGCTATCCGTACAGCTATATAGAAATGACAGCATATAACGGCAATCAATTTATCATAAAGCCTGAGGCTGTTAATGAGTTGTCAAAATTAGAGCTAGGGTTAGTAAATTATGTTGGGGCTTCCCCACGGCTTACATACTATCTTAAGTATTATAACGATTTTGGAGATAATGGACACGAGTACGACGGGCGACCAGAATATGGAGAGTTTTTAGACGCGGGGTTATCAATCGCTAATTTCCCACAACTCCCAGTAACTGTTGACAATTATCTGTTATATATGGCTAATAATGCTAATAGTTTTGCTTTATCTAATAGCATCAACAGTTACAACAAAAAAGAAGCTGTAGCTATGGGGGCGATAGAGGGTGGCGCTGGTGCTATTAGCTCTATACTGTCGGGTAATATTGGAGGTACAATTGGATCAATTTATGGTGGCGCAAAAAGTGCATATACTGGTGTAAAAAATAGTGAGATAGCTATCAGACAACAGATGGCAAAAATACAAGACGCTGAGATTGCACCTCCAACATTAGCTGGTCAGACCGGCGGAGATGCGTTTAACATCGCAAACGGAATCAACGGTGTCACGCTCAAATGGAAAACAATCCGACCAGAGTACGCTGAGAGATTAGAGGAGTATTTTACCAGATATGGATACGTGCAAAATAAAATTGAGACTGTATCACTCACTGGCAATCAAAACTTTAATTATGTACAGACAACCGGATGCATCCTAGCAGGTAACATCCCAAAAGACGATATAGAGATTTTAAAAAATATGTTTGATAATGGCACTACTATATGGCACACTGAGATAGGCAAGTATAATGATAATCCGTGGATCGGGGGCTAACAAAAATGAGTAGGAAAAATTATAATAAAGTGTATGGGTATAACAAGGCTCTGGACGGATGGAGTAATATGTGGCAAAATAATGTGACGTATTTGCATTACTACTATTTTTTAAAAGAGCTAGCTATAAATATGTACAAATGGGAGGGTTTACCAGATACAATTGACGAGCGATTTTTAGAGTTGACACTTTTTGACAATGGATATGGATTGTATTTTAGGGATGAGATTATCGGTGATTTATTTTTGCAGTGTACCATCGGCGGTGAGTTAGATGTATACAGGATACCAATTAACCGTATGGCATACAGCGTAAATGGTTACCAAAATTTTAAAACTAAAGCTGACTCTGTTATTGTTTTTAACAACTTTTTGCATACCACAACTCATATTGACATAGATATGTTTGCACAAAAACTTTATAATGTGAGCAGGGCAATTGACGTTAATATTAACGCTCAAAAAACTCCGCTTATGATCGTTTGCGATGAAAAACAAAAACTAACGATGAAAAATGTGTATATGCAATATGAAGGAAACGAACCTTTTATTTTCGCAAACAAAAATTTCGAAACAAATGCGATACAAGTTTTGAAAACAGATGCACCATTTATCGCGGATAGATTGAGCATCGAAAAAAATAGAATCTGGAATGAAGCTATGTTATTTTTAGGCATAAACAATAATAACATGGATAAAAAAGAGAGACAGATAAGTGATGAGGTTAACAGCAATCTTGAGCAGATATCTATGTCAAGACAAATCGGGCTGAACGCAAGAAGACAGGGTGCAAAAGAAATCAACAGAATGTTTGGAACAAACATATCTGTAAATTACAATCCAGAATTAGAGGAGTTGTATAACGCAATGGTTTTTGGAACTGATAATGCAGATGAAAATGTTTCACGTGAAACATCTGAAAAGGAAGGTGATCTTGATGAGTAAATATACAACAGAATTAAGATACCTTATTCAATCCGGATTTGATCTGGGATTAAGAAATTACCCAATTTTTGATGAGAATTATCGTTCGAAACTAAACGAAAAAATTCTTAATCACTATTATATGCGGGAAATTGGTTTCGAAACAGCAGGACTTTTCAAACGATATCTGAACGTAAAAATGGAAGAGATTATGCCATATTATAATCAGATGTATTTATCAGCACAAATTGAGTTTGATCCTTTTGAAACATATTCGACCAGCGAAGAATATGAAAGAAGTAGCACGGGTGATAATACCAGTCAAGACGAAGGAGAAAACAAGTCACTGCAAAACGATACGCCTATGGGGTCGTTACAAGATCCATTTTCTGAAAACTATGCTACAACTTCTCAAAAAACAAACGCAACTAATACATCAAAATTAAAGTCGTCAGAAACGGAAAAATATAATCGTAAATTGTCTGGTAAAAACGATTCAAAATCAAATAGTCAGTTATTGATGGAATACAGGCAAAGTTTTCTTAACATTGATATGCTGATTATTGAGGAATTAGACGAATTGTTTATGCAATTATGGTAAGGAGGTGAAAAAATATGATCGGAAATGTATATCCATTTTGGCGGTGTTTTAAGGTTATGCCTCTGGTATATGATGAGTCATTGTCATATTATGAGGTGCTGTGTAAACTGACAGAAAAATTAAATGACGTAATAAACCAATTATCAAAAGATTATTCAGAAATTTATAAATATATTGATCAACAGGATAAATTTACGTTAAATTCTGCCAATAATTACACAGATTCAAAAGTGTCAGAATTGGAAGTGATTGTTAATAATCAATTTACTGTTTTAAGTGATGCGATTAAAAGTGCTGACCAAAAAACAAGATCATGGGTAACAGAGCAGATTACAGATTTAACGATTTGGTTAGAGCAACAGGGGCAATCAATTTATGTGATTAACCCAATTACGGGTTATACTGATACAGTCCAAAACGTGCTTAATGATTTTTATAATTATTTTAATTATTACGCACTCACATGTATTGAGTATGATGGACTTAATCTTACAGCAAATATGTATGACGCAAAAAATATCACATGTTACCAGTATGATTTTTACGCTAAAAAATATCTGACAGAGGATGACAGATTTTATATGTTTAATCCAGTGACAGGGCAAAGAGTTTTTTACAAAAACGTGATAGACTTTTTAGTGTCCTTGCATAGAGAGGATGCATTAACATGTACTGGATATGACGATAAAAATATCACAACAAGTAGTTATGATAACTATAACATCACAACCTATCAATATGACTGGGAGGCAAAAACTATCCTAGTAGCTTAAGGAGGTATTATGAGCGCGACACAAAAAACAATTAATTACCAGTTACCTATTTTTGTAGGGACTGATATACCATCATGGCTGACTGATTTTAATTCGGCTATGAACAAAATCGATGTAGCTATTAAGGGTGCAAGCACAACTGGTGGAGTAACTAAAGATTATGTAGACGGTATAAGGGATGAGTTACAATCTAGCATCACACAATTAAGCACTAAGGTTAATAATCTTGAGTCAACAATAGCAGGATTAAAATCAACTTTAGAAAATGCACTTGTTATTGGCACCGCGACGGCAGGAGTAACTGCTGATCAGTATGACAAAATTAAAAATGTCAGTTTTAAATAAGGAGGATTAACATATGTCACACACAAACAAAACACCAAACTACGAGTTACCACAATTTATTGGGACAGACAAAGCTAGTTGGTTGGGAGATTTAAACCCAGCATTTTTGGCTATTGATACAGGTATGCAGGCTAACAAGGTTGCCGCGCAGGCGGCAGAAGTTTCGGCTGGAGAAGCTAGTGCTCTGGCGCAATCTGCTAACTCTGTTGCTAACTCTGCTAACAGTTCCGCAACAAACGCATTATCAGAAATTGACAACTGGATTGAGATAAATATCAATAACCCTGACACGACTAATTTTGTCCAGTACAACTGCATGTTGCAATTTAACCCAGATTTGGGTATAGCTAGTCTATACAACTTAATAGAGTTTAAAGATGGATTTACACCCGTTCTTGGTAAGTCGGGCACACCTTTTATTATTTTACCCAATCAGTATTTTAACAATACTTTCGAGTCTACACTATATTTTAGTGGTAATGTTAGTGTAGCTGACTCACAAGGCAATATTAGTTATACTAATCCACAATATATAATTTCCGGCGGTAAAATATATCTAAAAACATTAGGCGGATCAGTACCTAGTGGCGGGAGATATAGATTCTCAATTCTATCACGCATGTATTATATCAAAAAATGGTTAAAATAAATGAGTATTTATGATCAAAATTGGAAAAGCTATGCAATGTACGTAACAAGCACAGTAGAGACTAACTGCAATTATGGTAGTGTTGAGTCGTGGGCTATGGCTGGTATTGGTATTATGCAATGGACATATGGTAGGAGTTGGGATTTATTAAATCTACTGATAACTGATTATCCTGATACTGCTAACCAACTACCAATTTTGTTACCTCAAATCCAGGCAGGTAGAGACGCCTGGGACGAAAAAATTTTTACACAAAATGAAGCTAATGAGGTTAGCGCTGTGCTTGTTACTGATGAGGGTGTTAACACACAAAATAAGTTGTGGGAGTCAGATTGTGATAATTCTTACATCCCCCTACTGCGTGATGAGTGCGGAATAACTGATCCTAAGACCGCTATTTTTGGATTAACTAATTATCATCAATCACCCCAGGCGTTTTATCAGATTTTTAACGGATGTGGTAATTGTAACTACGATGTGTGGTATATGACTGTACTTAATAACGGTATAGTTGGTAGTTATTACGACAGACAAAATACTGTAAAAGCCTTGCTGGACGAGTGGGACGGTGAGAGTGGCAAAGAGGGATTTGGTAATTATGATCCAGAGCATAGTATTGGTGGTAATCAAAATCAAAACAGTGGTAACCCTGATAATACATCAAAACCGTTTGAGACATCCATCAATATTAAGTCGTTACAAAAATTTGGTAAAACCTTCTTTTTGTATCTTGATAACCAAGGTACTAATAAAAAGATTGAGTTTTATCAAGCTAGCGACAAACTGTGGCTACCAATTTATCGTACAGAAAAAATAGAGGGTGAGACTACCACCACACCACAGCCCTCTTATCCCAATACAGGTACAGGCACACCAGACCAGCGTCAACAATTAGTTGACAAAATATTAAGTTATGAGGGTAAACTCGGGTACTCTCAATCTGGTGATCTACGTATGTGGCCTGACGAAGGTTATGCAGATTGCTCTTCACTAGTGTGGCATTGTTACAAAAGTGTAGTGGGAGTGGAGATTGGTACATGGACAGGGACGCAAGTAGAAAATGGTACACTAATCAAAGAGGGTAGTGGTGTACTAGATACAAGTGATATGCTTAATGGTGATTTAGTATTTTTTAACTGGAGTTATCATAATCCGTTTTTTGACCATGTGGAAATGTATATAGGTAACAATCAATTATGTGGGCATGGGGGTGACCCCTATTATGGTCCAACAGTCAAGCCGGATGCAGGAGCATACTCACGGGATGCTTTTGATTGGCAAGTAAGGAGGTATATATGATTATTGATGTGTCAAAATGGCAAGGAGTTATTAATTGGGATGCAGTAAACGTCGCTATTGATGGTGCTATTATTCAGTGCGGTTTTGGTGACGATATTACTAGTCAGGACGATCCATATTTTTTACGTAACATACAGGAGTGTGATAGACTGGGTATACCGTATGGTATATACCTGTATAGTTATGCCAACACCAAGGCACACGCAGAGTCAGAGACAAAACACATTTTAAGATTGGCTAAAAAATGCAAGTTGTCGTTGCCAATTTATATTGACATTGAGGATGTGAGCATACTGAGTAATTACAACGCTCAATATTTTATTGATATGGGGCAGGCTATTGAGGATGCTGGTTATTGGTTTGGATATTATTGCAATGAGGACTGGGCTAAAAATGTGATTAAAAATAGTCTGGACAGATTCACAAGTTGGATCGCAAACTATAGTCGTAAGCCCAGCGTGCCTTTTGACATATGGCAGTATTGCAGTGACGGGAGTGTGCCCGGGATTAATGGAGGAGTTGATTGTAATGAGATGGTAAGAGATTTGTTAAAAGAGATCAAAGGTAATTCGGGGGCAAACAAGCCCACAGAAAAACCAAAGCCTAGCGAGGTTGATTATATTGTAAAAAGTGGCGATACATTATCTGGTATTGCTAGCTTATATGGGACGACTTACCAAAAGATTGCTAGTGATAATGGTATAAGTAATCCTAATCTTATTTACCCAGGACAGGTTTTAAAAATTAATGTCGGGGGTGCACCATCACACAAAATTTATGTTGTAAAACAGGGTGACACTTTGTCAGGCATAGCAAGTCAGTTTAATACGTCTTACCAAAAGATTGCTAACGACAACGGTATAAGTAATCCCAACTTGATTTATCCGGGTCAACAGTTAATCATTAAATAACAAAAGCGGGGCGTTTGCCCCGCAATTAAAAGTTATCTGTTTGTTTCTCCTGCGTTAGAGTGTATAAGTTCTTTTTCTTCTAACGTTGCCCAGATCGCTTTTATCTGACTTTGATTTCCTTCGATTGCTTGATTCATAGATTCAACGCCTGATGTGATTGTTTGCTGTGCTTGCTCTAAGGCGCTTATTCTGTTATCTAATGTTGATGTGTCAAGCACTGGGATTTCTGTTGTTTCTTTATTTTCTAGTTCTGTTATTTTGGCAGATAAAAGTGATATCTGTTTTTGTTGCTCTTCTATTACTTTCTGGTTATCGTTTGATAGTACTAAGTATGACGTGTAAGCTGTGTAACCAGAGAGTAATATAATGAGCAGGAGTAAAAACCAGTTTCTCTTGAGATAGTTCATTTTCTCACCTCCCTTCTTTTAGATTTTGTTGCTTGGCATCACCTCCTTTACTATTGATTTCCTTTAATATAAAAATCTAGTGAGTCAGGTAAACAAACCTTTCTTGATTCTTCTGTAAAAAATTTTACTGCGTATTCTAATTCTGGATACCTATATTTTATTAAGTCATGCACTGTATCTCTTCTTAAAACTACTACTTCTCCCTCATAAGTGTGATAAATTGTGATTATGGTGTTTAAATCCCATGTGTTATTCATTACTAAAATTTCTTTAACTGATACCATTAAATTCCACCTACCTTTGTTAATTTATATAACATTTTCCAATAGTTAAGTTCTTCTTTGAGTTCATCAATTGGCATAAAAATTGCTGATCTGTATGTCTCTTCTTTAGGTATTCCATAAGTGAGTTGTTTTAAAATCATTAGCTTTCTTATCATTATTTCTACCATATCTAGATGATCATCGTAACCCCAGTGTTCACATGCTAGTTTATTCCATTCTCTTGATGACTGCATGTGTGTGTCAAAATCAACTTCTCTTATAAGAGGTGATACTTCACATCCACAGGTTAATAAAAATTCTCTGATATCTTCCACAAACCTAAAACCACATGCTGTAAAATGTCCGTTATAATAAAATCCGTAAAACTGGTTGCCCTCTTCTTTGTAATTTACTATCTGTGCTTTCATCATTTTAAAATCCTCCTTTTAAATAAATTGTGGTTTCATTAAAACTTTCAACTAATAAGTGTCCTAAAAACATACACGCTTCTCCGGCTCTCATGTTTTGCCTTTTGTGATTTACATAGATTTCTAGTTCTGTTAATGGTGTCCAGTTTTCAAACGCGATGTAAAGTTGTTTTAAT